TGGGCTGACGCGAGCACCAATTTGATTTATGCGCGTGTCTTGCAAGAAGGAAAAACGATTACACCTAAAAAAGCGACAGCGCTATATATTCCTGCAGGAGCGAAAACAAGAGAAAAAATGCGTCATTACAACGCATGGACGCCGAGTTCGCTTATCAAAGCTATGAGGGCTGATAATTTCAATTTTTATAAAGCAGGTAAGGCTTTCTTTGCTTATCGGAAAGGCAGGACGCTTAAAAACGGCAAAGAAGGAAAAGAGGGTAAAGAAAAATTTGTACTTTTTATCCTAAAAAAATCTGTAGAAATAAAACCGCGTCCTTTTTTGTTTATTGACGAGAAAGATCAGAGCTATCTAACCAAACTGATAGGCGACGGAATAATGAACGCGCTTGGGAATAAAAAAAATGGAAGAAATAGTTAACGCCCTGCTGGAAGGTATCCGCGCTCTTGGAATAGATGCGGTACTCATGCCGCAGACAGTATCCGCAAACCGCCCGCGGGTAGATTTGTATTACAGGGGGATTGAGCTCGCCGGTATCGACAGGCGTAATCCTAAAGCCGGCAACAAAGGCTGGGAGCGGATTATTTTCGCGGCGGAGTTTAGAAGCGAAGGAACTCACAGCCGATGGCTGACAGATACGATACTCGCATCAAGAAAGCTCCAGCCGCTCAATGAAGAGAACATGCCGCTAAAAGTGTTAGTGGTTGCCGGAGTACCGCTTCTTGATCTCAACGCGCACTGGATACGGCGGCAAGCAGGGCGCTTCGAGTATCCTGATGAAGAGAAGTCATCCATGCCGGTAAGTTACGTGGAATCGTGGGAGGTTAGCGTAGCGTATCCGGCGCAAATCATAGGGCAAAGCCCGAAGGAGTAAATTATGAAGACGACAGGGAAGGACGGATTTTTATACAAAATCAAAGCAGGAGATGTGGTAGTGGGAGGCGCCGGTATTACGATTCCAAAAAGCGGTTTTTACAAAATACTAAGCCGCGCTGCAGAGAACAGCAAATTCCCGGCAAACGATCCGGCGAAAGAACGCGGACGCGCTCTTAAACCCGGCGATTTTTATTTCGCCAAAAAGGGGCAGGAACTTGCGGCGGGTGACAGCGTTATTCCTTGGGAACTGACAAAACTGTCGTTTACAACCGATGTCAGCGCGAGCGCCCAGGGTCAGTCATTTGACGTAACGACGCAAGCCGATGTGCAAAGCGGGGTCAGGGCGTTTGTCGCTTCGGTGTTTAAAGATCGTTCCGGTACAATCAACGGACAGGTTGACGTTGATAGCTCCGAGCAGCGCGAGCTGATCAACGAGTTTAATGCTGTAATCACTGACGACGGCACATTCGTTACTTACGAGTCTGCGAAAACAGGCACCCATCATTTTATGCTTTCACGCAGGGAAACTATCTTGGCGGGCGAAGTTGAAGTGTTCGAATATTTCCCGGTTATCATCGAATCGTTCCAGACAGACAAACCGATTGAAGGCGTGTGTCCGTTCAATTTTAACTATAAGGTTGACGGCGCTCACAATCCCGGCATTTATTTCAGAACTGTCGGAGGGGATGAATAATGAAATTTAACGCTTTGAAAAATTATATATTTTATCCGGCGATTAACGGCAACCTTGACCTGCCTGAATCCGAAAGGCTTTCGATTGAGATCATCCGCCCGACAGCTGAAGATCATGAATCTCTTGTCTTTACGGAACTAACACAGCAGGTGCAAAAAGACGCCAAGGGCAAGGACATAATCAACACGGCATCGCGCACAAAATTCAACACGTCAAAAATTCTCCGCCGCCATGTCGGAGAGATTAAAAATCTGACAATCGAAGATCCGGACAACGGCGGAAAAGAAAAACAAATCACATGCGGCGAAGATCTTGCCGTAGCCAGTTTTACCGGCATGTTTAAACTGGCAAATGAAATTTGTATTGAAGTATGCTCGGACAAACTGTCTGCGGCGCAAAAAAAAATCTCCGAATCGCCTTCGGGCTTCTGTGGGACGGATGGCACGAACGGGAACTGAAAACCTGTTACGCCGATGAAAAACTGATCCTGCGCGAGTGGGTAATTAAGAGGGGTGAGGTACACGATTATCTCACTCCTGAATTTTATACGGCGTACAATTTGTGGTGCGACATAAAACGTTACGGCTGGCCGCACGGTCCCGACTGGATACGCGAGCCCGCCGCTGTTGTTGAACTTGTAAGATTATTTGATACAGAGCTTGAACTTTTAAAGGAAAGAGATCGGAATGCAAGTGAAAGACGAGCTGCGGGTACTGGTGGAAGCGGAGGTAGCCCGCGCAATCGAAAACTTTAAAAAACTCTCCGGCAGCGTGGACGAGACCGAAGGGAAAACCGTCTCGCTAGGGGAGGCGCTTGATTCGCTGTCAAGCAAGTCGCTGATTGTTTCCGGCGTTCTGGGCGGCGCCGGTGTTGCCGCGATCAAGTTTGCAGGTGAAAATGAAAAGCTCAAGCTCTCTCTTAAAAATATGCTCGGCTCTGCCGATGAGGCGACAGCCGTATTTGAAGAATGGCGCAGGCTTGGCTCGTCGCCTGGCTTATCAAGCGACGAAGTTTTTTCGCTCGGCAAGGCGATGGTCAACATGGGGCACGACACGGAGTATGCGACATCGACCATGCAGATGCTTGGCAACGTCGCCGCAGGCACCGGCGTATCGTTTGGAGAAATATCCGGCTCCTTTGAAAGAGCAAGAGCGATGGGCAATCTTACAACCCGCGACCTTGTGCGCCTGCAGCAGCAGGGCATCCCGATTGTAAAACAGCTGGCTGCCCAGATGGGAGTGTCCGAAGAATCGGTGCGCCGCCTGGCAGCCGAGGGGAAAATCGGTTTTGCCGATCTTGAACGCGCTTTTAAATCAATGACAGACCCCGGCGGACAGTTTGCCGGAATGATGAACGAACTTTCAGGCACGGTGCTGGAAAAATTTTCAACTGCCACAGCAGACGCGAAGCAGGCGCTTGCGGCGTTCGGTGAGATGCTGCTGCCGATAGCAACAGAGATGCTCGATACAGCCAGCTCCGTTCTGCACGGCATTACCAACATGGATGAAGGAGCCAAACGTTTTGTTGTCGGGATGGGAGCTGTTGTAGCTGTCGCGCCTCCTGCAATAACTGCGATTAAAGGAATTAGCGCCGCAATGGCTTTCGTAGCGGCAAATCCTTTCATGCTTGCAGTCGGAGCGGGTATTGCAGGTGCGGGAATTATCGCAGGGCTTATTTACAAACAGGCAAACGCTTACGAAGACCTGCAAAATCAAATTAACAAAACAGATCGCGCTTCCAGGGAGCTGCTGTCGGCTTATGCGGGCGGAAATAAAGAAAAAGTGCTTGATGAAAAAACCACTCGCGAATTAATTAAATTATACCCGGAATTAACCGGAGTTATCAGCGCAAACAACACGACCGTAAGAGCAGCGGAAGAACTTCAGCGGAAATTGAATCAGCAAAAAGTTGTTGATTCCCAGTCGGGACGGATAAGAAGGCTGAAAAGCGAACAAGAAGCTTTTACCGTGATGCTGCGAGACCTGGAATCCGCTCAATCAATGTATAACATATCTGTGGCGGAAGGCCGACATCGTGACATAGAGGACGCGAGGAGAAATTTAGAACATCTAACAGCTATAAGGGACGAGCAAATTATTAGAATCCGCGCACAGCAGGAAGAAATAAACGAAGTGCTTGCAAGCGTTGGAAAAAGGCAAACATTGCACGGCGCCATTATTGATGTGCCGATTAGAGTTACGCCTGACTTTGACATAAAAAGCCTGACGGCAGCTGCTCGCGCTGCCGCCACTTCTTTAACGCCGGATGTTGCCGAAGTAAAAAAGAGCTGGCAGGAATGGTTCGGCGAAATAACGCAAATAGATCCGTCCCGGTTTGGCGGTATCGGAGCGAAAGCTGCGCAATTATATGTCGCAGACTTCGAGCGAGGACTTGCGGCGCATACCGGTATCGCGGATGCGTTAGGTGAAAAGCTTGATGTATCAAGAATTTTGCGAAGCCGTCAAGCGGACGTGCAGAGCGCGTTAGTCGATCTTTTCTCGATAGACCCGGATCAAATTAACAGACCGTTTACACTGATGCAGCCGGAAATACAGAAACTTATCAAGTCATACGAGGAACTGGGAGAAAAAGCAAAAGAGCTTGAGAATACGGCGGCTGTAACAAATACATTAAAAGATCTGTGGAGCGAAATTGGAGACCTTTCCGGTGACAAGCTAAAAGATGCTATAAAAACACTGGAAGATTTGGGGTATGAGACAAGGAGCCTCACCGAAGACAAATATGATCTTGCTCTTGCTTCATTGACGGCGGCGAACGCGACCGATGATGAAATCAGAAAAGCAAAGGAATTAATCGAGGTGTTACGTGAAGCAAATAAGGAAACAGTCGCCCTTGATTTTAGTTTTAAAGAGTTCTCTCAAAATCTTGCGCTGCAGTTTGCGTCAATCAATTTTAGCAGTCTTAATAACGAATTGTTTGCGATAGGTGAGGCTTTTGCGAAAAGCGAATTCGCGGCTGAAAACTTAACGCAGGCGATTGCCAATATGTCACAGCAGATATTAAACCAACTGCCGAACATGTTTCTGCAGGCGGGACTGCAGTTAATCGCACAAGGGCAATGGGCATTGGGACTCGGATTCATCGCGGCATCCGGATCGGCTGCGGCTATCAGCGGTTTTGTAAACGGCAGAACCGACGCAACAGCGAACGCACACGGGAATGTTTTTGATTCAGGCGGGATCGTTCCGTTTGCGCACGGCGGAGCTTTTACAAATCAAATTGTAAACCATCCGACATATTTCCGTTACGGCGGCAAGTTCGGCGTGATGGGAGAGGCGGGACCTGAATCAATCATGCCTCTAAAGCGCATGGCTAACGGAGATCTCGGTGTTGCTGCGTCAGGCGGAGGCGCGAAAGTAGTTGTTAATATTATCAATAACGCGGGTGCTGATGTTCACAAGGAAGAGCGCACAGACTCCGAAGGGAATAAACAAATCGATTTTTTTATCGGACCGCTTATAAATAATCACATAACATCGGGTAAAGCGGACAGGGCTATGGCGCGATACGGTATCCATCCGACTGGAGTGTAAAAATGACGGAAATATTCTGGCCTGACGGACTGCCCGGCACGCTTCTTATAAACGGACTTGCCGCCAAACGAAAATCAAGCGTCATTAGAACAAGTATGGATGCAGGACCGAATAAAACAAGGCGGCGTTACACGGCTTCTGTAAAAAACTTTACGGGTAAAATGATTTTGGACGAATCGCAGCGATTTGAACTTGAACAGTTTTACCGCACAGCTCTTGCCGACGGCGTATTGAGGTTTAATTTTACCGATCCGCAAACTCTTGAATCAGGGGAATTTCGTTTCACTGAAGATTATACCGAAAACTCCGTTGACGGCATGTACGAAATCACGATGTCGCTGGAGCGCTTATGAGCCGTTTGTCTCCAGCCGCGACAGAAGCGGTGCTTGCGCCGGAAACCGAAAAAGTATTTTTGCATCTTTTAACAATCGAAACATCAGGGGGCGTTTTACTGCGCTTTGTTAATAACAACCAGCACGTAACTTCCCGAGGCAGTGAGTTTATCGCCGCAGGCTTTACGATCGTTTTGCCGGAACAGACGGACGATGCGCCAAGACCTTGCCGGCTCGCGATTGACAATACCGACCTTTTGATTTTTCAGGAAATAAAAAAAGCCGTCGGGCAGGATATCACTGTCAGTGTCTGCGTTATTATGTCGGATACTCCTGACGTATACGAGCGCGGTCCGCTCAAATACAGACTGCGGAACGTTAGGGCAAATAAGGAAACTGTCGAGGGTGAGTTATACGATTTTTATCTAATCGATCGCAAGTTCCCAAAAGACACTTATTCGCCTGATGATTTTGAGGGGATGTTTTTCTGAAGTACAAGCCGCTTTTGCAGCGACGTACAATAATTTCCATAAACTCGTCGACCGGAGGGAGACCATGTACAATTGGGTTAAAAAATATGTCGGCATACCTTTTGTCTCAAACGGCAGAACGGCGGACGGCTGCGACTGTTACGGGCTTGTGCGGCTTGTATTGTGTAACGAATACGGTGTAACCTTGCCGGAATTGTCAAACGATTATGATAACGCTTTAAACATTGCGCAGACTGCAAAGTTATTCGCCGAGCATTTGCCTGTTATCGCGTCTGTCAAAATAAAAGAGCCGAAAGAATCCGCGCTCATTGTTATCACGGAGCAAGGAAAACCGAGCCATGTCGGTATTGTTGCAGGTAACGGTTACATCCTGCACACCGGCGCGAAAACCGGCAGCGTCTGCCAGCGCACCAGTCATCCGGGACTGCGCAGCCGCATAGAGGGGTATTACAGTGTCAGTTAAAATAATCGCAGAGCTGCATCCGTTTAAAACAGAAAGAATAAAAGTTTCTTCCAATCCGAAACCAATATCGGAAATTATAACCGATCTGAATTCAGGGTTCCCGCTTTCCCATGCGCGTGTGTGCAAAAACGGCGAAATCATAAAAGATTTTTCCGTCATGGCGCATAACGGCGATACTTTGTGGATCAAGTTTGTGCCTTACGGCGATAACAGAAGCGCCGGTATTGGGATGAAAGTTGGCGGACATGTATTAACAGCAGCGGGGATATTAATAGCCGCATTTGCAGGTTGGACAGGAATCGGCGCGTTTGTCGGCGCGGCGCTTGTCGGCACGGGAATCTCTATGATGCTCGGAGGGACAGTCCTTTTGAACACAAAGATACCGTCGCTTGAAGATTACGAAAAACCTGAAAATGATCCGTCGATACGGGGTGCGAAAAACCAGTCGAGACCGCATGGACGCATACCGGTATTGTTCGGACGTCACCGCGTATATCCTGATTTGGCAGCCAATCAGTACACGGAAATTAAAGACAACCAGCAGTATTTTACACAGCTTTTTTGCGGCGGGTATAAAGACTGCGAAATCGATCTTGACAGCTTTAAGTTAGGTGACACTCCATTGATCGATTTATCACAAACAAAAGACATCAATCAGATACTTGCCGGAAATGATCCTGTTATCCGGCTGGAAATATTGCAAAGCGGAGAGGAGTCAAAAATTTATCCTAAGTGCGTGCATGAGGAAGTGCTTAACGCTCCCTTACAAAACCGGATTGACGACGGCAACGGGAATAAAATATCAGGAGAAATTATAAGAGTAACGCCCGATAATACCGACGCGATCAATGTCGATATTTTTCTTCATAACGGCATCGGCAAATATGACGATAAAGGCAAGCTGGGAAACTGGTCTATTGAAGTATGGGTTTCCTACAAAAAAGACGACGATCCTTACTCTCTGCTTTCAGCCTTTGAAATAAACGGATCTGATTTAAAAACCATTAGACGTCATGCAACCATATCAGGTTTAACTCCGGGAAAATACACGGTTAAGATCGAAAGGAGAAACCCTGATTCAACAGACAGCAAAGTCGTTGACGCCGTGCATGTCGGATCAATTCGTTCTTTCAAATCAGAGCGTCCCATCCGCGCACAGCGGCAAGGGGAGCTTACGATCATCGCCATGAGAGTTATGGCGACATCGAAACTAAATAATGTTATCGACAGTTTTAATTATGTAGCCACTTCCAAATTGCCGGTTTATTCAGGCACAGGTTCCGGTCCTTTATACTGGCTCAATTCAACAAAAACGCGCAATCCGGCTTCCATGCTGCTTTATGCTTTACGGGGCAGGGCTGCGCAACAGCAGATTGACGACGCTGACATCGACTGGCCGTCCATCGAAAAGTTTTATTTATGGTGCGAAGAGCATAAATATACGTGTAACGCTTACCTCTCGCAATCGGTTACTATCGCCGAAATGATCAGGATGATTGGCAGTACTGCCCGCGCCGATATTCTGCGGATCGATTCAAAAATTTCTGTCGTGCAGGATATTGAGCGGCCTTCGCACATGCAGCTGTTTACTCCTAAAAATACGATCAGCTACAGCACGACAATGTTTAACGCCGATGTGCCGGACGCCATCGCGCTTCGTTTTATCGACGAAAAGGCTGGATTTGCACATAACGAATCGCTTGTGTATAACACGCCCGACGGCAACAAAATTAAAGAGCCNGATACGATTCAGAAAGCCGATCTTTGGGGAATTACCGATGACGAGCAGGCGCGCCGTATCGGTATGTACAGTTACGGCTGTATTAAAAACCGTCCTTTCGTTCATACAATCGAAGCGGATATCGAATATTTACTCGTCAATAAAGGTGACTGGATTCAATACGCAGGCGACATTGCGCTGACAGGATCGGCGCAGGGCAGAATTAAAGGAATCATCTGGGTTGACGGTGTTTGCGTCGGAATCGACACCGATGAGCCCATTGTTATGACAGAAGGACAGCAGAACGCCGTAAGAATCAGATTATCTAACGGTACTATTATTTTGAAAGAAGTTGTTTTTAATCCGACACTGCGCCGTGAAAAAGCTTTTACTTATTATCCAAGCGGTAACAACGAAGAATTGTACGAGCCGTTTGTCGGAGACATGTACGCTGTCGATGAAAATAATGTTTACTACGAACCGCAGAATACCATTTTGTTTACAGAACCGTTAGCAGCTAATAACGCTCCAAAAGCAGGTGATATTTATGCCTTCGGCATAAGGGGTTATGAAGCGCTCGATCTGATAATCACAGACATTCAGCCGGGAGCGGATTTAACGGCAACATTGATCTGCGTGGAATACAGCCCTGAAATTTTCGGTGTTGATGAAGACGGTTTTATTCTGCCCGACTTTGTAAATCGCATAACGCCCGTTTCCGGCGCCGTCGATCACGGTGTTGTTAACACAAACAATTGGAGACATTTTGCGGTTTTCCATGACAGCGAAGAGGAGCCGCCAAGACCTGCGGGCAACGGACAGAGCGGCGAATGGTATCAGGAGCAAACTTTCAGATCGATCTGGCAGTCAACGAAGATTGCAGAATCAATCGACAGCGGGGAATGGAGTCTGCCTGTGCGGATTAAAGCGCAGCGCGGCACGGATGATATTACTCCCGTTTGGCTCGCTCTTACTCCGCAGAATATAATCCTTGAAACCGATGGAGACGGCAATGTTCTTGTCGGGCTCCTGCCGTCAATTGTTCAGGCAAGGCTGCTCATGTGGAATTCCGTTTTACAGGGTGTTACGTTTTCGCTTTCAGGGGCGCCGCAGGGAGTGTCGATTGATGCGAGCGGACGTATAACGATCTCCGCCAGCGCCGCGTTAGGTGATAATACGGATGTTACGGTAAACGCGTCTTATCAGGGCGCTGTTTATACATCGGTTTTAAACATCAAAAAGAATATAAGAAATTCCCCGGCGAAATATCTGGGAACTGTTTCAAATCTAACTTTAACAAATTCATCGATCTTTATAATCAACGGTCCTGTCCTGGGACAGGTGCGGGCTTTGCAGGGTGATTATGTGCTCGCTGTTGCAGCTATCAGCGGGCGGCAGGCAGGAAGTGTTTTTCAGTGGACGGGAATAAACTGGGAATTTCGTTCGCCTGATACTCATGCCGATCTTTACATTCGCAGTTTTAAAGACGGGCTTGATGTTCCGGGATTAGCTGATAACACCGAATGGTTTGGCGCAGTTATCACAAGACAGCTTGTCGCTCTTCGGGCATTTATTGAAGAGTTTGAATCTCAATTTATGCTGCTGAAAAAAGGAGGGGTTTTTCATAGTGAAAACTACAAGTCTGGTGTTGATGGCTTTAGGATGGATGCGGACGGAAACGCAGAATTTAACAGCGTAATTGCAAGGGGGCGTATAGAGGCGACTGAAGGCTTTATAAAAAATATAACAGCTATTAATTTAACAACAGATGGAACGTTAAATAATGTTCCAATGGCTGGCTATGCAAGGGTTCATCCGGCAGCAGACACAACCAGCGCGACTGACGCTGACTATCCTGTTGGTACTATTTTACTCGGCAGAAAAGCAAGGAGTGATCAAATCCTGCCATTAAACAGCTTTACACAGGTTTATA